AACAATTGATGAGGTAGATAAATTTCTAAAAGAGTATGCTGGTTTCAATCCTAATGTTTCAACTTTAGATATGACATCAGATGAATTAAACGAGTTAATTGTTTGGAGTTTTGCATTTGGTGATGAAATAGGAATACACTTGAATTTTTTAGATAACGATTGCGATTTTATTAGAGAGTTATGAGATGTAAAATTTGTAAACAAAAATTTGAGCCTAAGTATTTCAACCAAAAATACTGCTTAATTAACGATGAATGTATTAAACACTTTGCAGAACAAACAAAGTTGAAAGCATGGAACGAAAGAAAGACTAAATTAAAGAAAGAAGTTTTAACCGTTCAAGACTATCTTAAACTAGCACAACAAGTATTTAATAAGTATATTAGATACCGTGATAAAGGAAAAAATTGTATAAGTTGTCAAAAACCAATTAAAGAAAACAACTGCGATGCTGGACACTTCTATTCAGCTGGAGGACATTACAATGTTAGATTTAACGAAAACAATGTTCACGCTCAATGTTCAAGACCTTGCAACAAGGATAAGTCTGGTGATTTGCTGAACTATCGAGAAAACCTTGTTAAAAAAATAGGTTATGAAGCATTTGAAAAATTAACAGTTGATTCACAATTAACAAGAAAGTTTACAGTAGACGAACTTAAACAAATAATTGAAACGTATAAACAAAAGATAAAAAACTTTACATCAAAATAAAACGTGTAAAGAAAACTAAAAAAAGTTAACATGAAAGATGACAAGGAAGCAAACCAACTGTATAGATTCTTTAGATGGTTTCAACTACACGGTGAAAAGTATCTAGGATTAAGCATTGAAAAAATGATTGAAATATATTTAAAAGAAAAGCATGAAAAACAAATGTAAAAACTGTAACAAAGAATTTGAAGCAACTACAAAAATATTATACTGCTCAAAAAATTGTGCTTATAATATAAAAAAATAATTATATTTGCGTATGGAGAATAGAGAACTTCTTAAACAAATATTACAACTACCATTGCGTAAATGGATAGTTACAAAGTATGGAACGTTTGAAGACTTTCACAAGACTTGTGTACTTTGGTACGATGAGAGTGAAGAAATGCAACAAATGTATTTGCACATTTTAAAGTTCTACAAAGAATTTAAGACAAAGAAATGAAACTAAGTAAGCAACTACCAAAGAAAGTAAGACGTTTAATGTATGGAATGTACATAAAAGGTGCTAATAAGGCTATGATGTTTGAACAATTTATATGTCTGTTTTGGTAAATCAAATTAACATACTTGCTGCTCAACATAAACAATGGGTTGCAATAGTTGAAAAGTTCGGGGAGCATACATTCAGCGAGGATATAGTACAAGAAATGTACATGAAAGTAATTAGATGTAACCATATAGACAAATGCGTTAATAATGGCAAAGTTAATCGTTCATATGTTTACATGATATTAAGAACGTTACACGGAGACTTTGATAGGTATAAAAAGGTTTTAATTAAAAAGAAGTTACCGATTGATGAATGTAGATTCTTAACAAACGAAGAAAGCACAAACGAAGAACAAGAAGCCTACGAAAACATTACAAGGTTAATTGAAGAGGAGAGTTTAAATTGGCACCCATTTGACAAACTAACTTTTGATATTTACACACAAAAGAAATTAAGTATAAGAAAGATTGCTGATAAGTCAAACATTCATTACATGACTATATTTACAACGTTAAAGAGATGTAAACAGAAACTAAAAGAAAATGTAGGTGAACACTATCAGGATTATTTAAACAAAGATTATGAACTAATATAAATATAATGGCAAAGAGAGTAAGAAGAACAAAAGCAGAAATAGAAGCATCAAAAGGTTTAGGAGATACTATTGATAAGATAACTACTGCAACTGGAATAAAAGCAGTAGTAAAGTTTATTGCCGGAGATGATTGTGGATGCGATGAACGTAAAGAGAAACTAAATAAATTATTCCCTTACAAAAAACTAAGTTGCTTAGTAGAAGACGAATACAACTACTTAACAAACTTTTTTAAGGTAACACATAGAGAAGCAATTAAACCAAGTGAACAAATTGAACTATTAACAATTTACAATAGAGTATTTGGAACAAACGAAGAACCAACTCAGTGCGGTTCATGTTGGAGAGAGTACATTAACAACTTACAAAAAGTATACAACGAATATGAAAACTAAACTATTAATACTTATTTCACTAATTGCATTAAGCTGCAAAAAAGATGAGATTAAACAAACGACACCTACAACTTGCAACTGTTACGAAAGACATGAGGTAAAAGACTTCCCACCAAACTCATTACAATTAAGTTGGGTATTTGAATACAATACAACAACACAACCAGACCTATGCAGTAAACAAACTGGTGAATGGGTGTACAGTGGAAACGTTAACCAATATAGATACAAAGTAATATGCAATTAGAATTTAAAGATATAAAGTTTAAACTAGGCGAAATAGTATTTCTAAAAACAGATATAGAACAAAGCGAAAGAATTATAACAGGAATAAATATTCGTGAAAATTCTATAACTTACGCTTTATCACAATCAATAAATGAAAGTTGGCATTATAGCTTTGAAATAACAAGAGAGATTGATATCATAAAAAAAACAGTTTAGATGAGTTTAGAAGTAGAAACAAAATTATCAGATATTTCTAAATATATAGATAGTTATTTTACTATTGAAAAACATGAAAATAACTATATAGTATTTACTGAAGTAACACAACATTTTACAGTTGAAAAGATAACAGATTTAACTCCGAAATTATTTGAAGAAATGATTGAAAAACACAAGAAAAGGATTGAACAAGAAAATTATTATTTTAATAACTTACATAACATATAATGAGTTTAGAAATAGAGAGAGTATTTAAGAAGCTAATTAAAAAGATTCCACAAGACCAAAAGAATAAAGAGTTTTATTTACTTTGCTTTGGTTTAGCATTCTACAACAAAGAAAAATACAAAGGTTATAAAGTATTCAACGTAGAAAGTGAAAGAGATGAAGTAACAATAATATCAAAGGATGACTTTGTAAGAATGTTTACAGAAGATATACCAGAGGCTAATGTCGTTAATTGAATTAATAGAGCAACACATAATAGATGCTTGTGTACCTAGAGATAAAATAAATACTTTTTGGCTATCAGGCAAATATAGTGAACAAGACTACCAAGAAGTAAGAAACACTTTCAAAGGTGTTAAGATAATAATTAGCGAGGGACAAAGAAAAGATAAGACTTTAATACAATATAAAAACTACTAATGGCAAAGAAAAAATACATAGAAACACCAGAACTATTATACGAACTATTTGAAAAGTATAAGAGTAAAACACATGAGAATCCTAGATACAATTATCAACTAGATAGAAACGGTAAGATAGTACCCGTACCTTTAAGAGTGCCTTTAACATTAGAAGGATTTAAAGTATTTTGTTATAATGAAATAGGAGTTATAAAACATTATTTTGATAATACTGATAATAGATATGAAGAATATAGTACTATCTGTTCATGTATAAAGGATGAAATACGTAACGACCAAATCGAAGGTGGAATGGTTGGACAGTATAATGCAAGTATTACACAACGTCTAAACGGTCTAGCAGAAAAGACACAGAACGAAAACAAAACAGTAGACAAATTCGAGTTTGGGAACGATTAAAGGTTATACTGCACACGCTAAACAGTGGCTAATTCATCAAAGCATTAGACAAGACAAACACAAATACTATGTTTTAAACATTGGTAGGCAGTTTGGTAAAACTATGTTAGGTATCAATTCAATGTTGGATTGGTGTATTAATGATAAAGGATGTCATATTGCATGGGTAACTCCTATTTACAAACAAGGTAAAAAGGTATTTGATGAATTTGAAAAGGCTACTTTAAGCAGTGGTTTATTTGAATACAATAAAACAGACTTAACTATTAAAGGCTTTGGTAGTACGATAAGTTTCTTTTCAGGGGAAAGACCAGATAATATAAGGGGTAATACATTTGATTACCTTATAATGGATGAGATAGCATTTAGTAGACCTGAACTATGGGACGAGGTATTGAGTGCAACGGTACTTGTTAAGGGAAAGAAAGTATTATTTATTTCAACACCTAAAGGAAAGAACCACTTTTATAAATATTCTTTACAGCATAACTACGATGATAGGTGGAAGTATTTTCACTTTACTAGTTATGATAATCCAATGATTGATTCAAAGGATTTAGATGAACGAAGAAGAAGTTTACCCGACCATATATTTAGACAAGAATACCTCGCAGAATTTATAGACAATAATAGTGGTCTATTTAGAAACGTTAAAGCTAATGTAATAGAATACAAAGCTGAACAAGACGAGTTATATGGTGGCCTAGATATTGGTAGAGCAGACGATTATACGGTTTTAACTATTATCAATCGATATAATGAAATGGTTTACTGTAATAGGTGGAGACATGACGAATGGAATAATATAATTAACAAGGTTGCTGCAGTTATAAACGAGTATCAATGCCAAACTTATGTTGAGGTAAATAATCAAGGAGACGTATTTTATGAGATGCTACAAGGTAAATGTTATGACTTAATCGATTCGTTCGTTACAACGTCTAAAACAAAGCCTATAATGATTGAGGATTTAGCTTTAGCATTTGAACAAAACAATATTAAGATATTAAATGAACAGTATTTAATAGATGAGTTAGAGGCATTCACTTATATCTATAACGAAAGAACTAGAGGGGTACAATATTCAGCACCTCAAGGAATGCACGATGATAGTGTAATGAGTTTAGCTTTAGCTTATCAGTCAAGAAAAGATTTTAAAGGTGGTTTACCTACGATACGATAATACAAATAATAAAATTAAACGTTTAAATAATATGAAATTAGAGTTAATTATACCCGAAAGTTTGAATGAAGTTCCTTTGTTACATTACCAACAATTTGTTGACGATGTTAAAGGAAGTGAAGATGAAGATTATATCGGTCAAAGATTAGTTGAGCGTTTCTGTGGCATTGAATTAAAGGAAATAGTTAAGATTAAACAAAAGGATATTTTAAACCTTACAAATCATTTTAACACTTTATTCAAAGCAAAGAATGAATTTAAAACTAGATTCAAGATACAAGGAGTTGAATTTGGATTTATAACCGATTTAGAAAACATTACAAGTGGAGAGTATATCGATTTAGAGAAGTACTTACAAGACGTTAACACGCTTCACAAAGCTATGGCTGTAATGTACCGACCAATAGTTAAAGAGAAAGGCGATAAGTATGAAATAGAACCGTATCAAAGTGCTTTGAACTATGCAGAAGTAATGCAATACGCTCCACTATCTATTGTACTTGCTGCTCAGGTTTTTTTTTGGACTTTAGGGCAACAATTATTGAAAGCTATTCCTACCTTTTTGGAGACGGAGATGAAGAAAATGAGCAAGAAACAGCAGGCGACTTTAGTGGAGCAACTCAATTTGCAAAACAGTGGGGATGGTATACAAGCATATACGAACTCGCTCAGGGAGATGTTAGAAGATTCGATGAAGTCACAAAACTTTCCATTCATCAATGCTTAACCTGGTTAACTTATAAGAAACAAAGACAAGAAATATTTAAGGAATGAAAGGACACTTGCAAATAATAGACGCAATTCGCACACAGTTAGAAGCTGATGAATTTGTTAACACGGTAACTGAGGGAAGTTTATTCGATATCGATTTGGCGAAAGTAACAATGTTTCCACTTTCACATATTATAGTTAACTCATTCCAATTTGTAGACAATGTAATAAAGTGTAATCTTTCTATACTTGCGATGGATGTTGTTGATTTGTCTAAGTCTGAGGTTACGGATGTATTCAAAGGAAACGACAATAAACAATATGTAATTAATACTGCATTACTTACTTTAAATAGATTATACCAACAATTAAGACACGGTTCTTTAGTAGATAGTGGTTACATAGTTGAGGGCAGTCCAAGCGTTGAGCCATTTGAAGAGAGATTCGAGAATTATATAGCAGGTTGCACAATGACTTTGGATGTTTCATTTTTTCCTGATATGACAGTATGTTAAACGATGGTGTACAAAAGGAGTTAAAACGATTTACAGACTACGTAGTTAAACAAGCACGTACAAACTTAACACGTCTAAAAAAGAATAGCACTAAGAGCCTTTATGATAGTTTAAAAGGTAATGTGAAAGTAAGTAAGAACTCTTTTGAATTATCTATTGAAATGGAGGAGTACGGACACTTTCAAGACAAAGGTGTTAACGGATTAAAGAGAAGCCAAAACGCACCGTATTCATTTAGAAAGGGTGTACCAAGTAAAGCAATGATAAATAGTTTAGATAAATGGATTATGACAAAAGGCATTGCACCACGTGGAAAGGATGGTAGATTTATTGACCGTAAAAGTTTAAAGTTTGCAATAGCAAGAAGCATTTTTAACAAAGGAATTAAACCGAGTTTATTTTTAACTAAACCATTTGAACAAGCATTTAAAACTTTACCAGATGAACTTATTGAAAAGTTCGGTTTAGAAGTTTTAGATTTATTTGATTTTACATTACAAACACCAAAGAAATGAGTAATAGAATTTTTGCAAGGTCGCCTTTTATTATTGAGGTTAACGAAGCGTTACAAACGAGTAGTAAAATAGAGGTCTTTTTATGGAATAGTGGAAGTGTTCCAAGTTCACCACAATACACACTTAGTAAAGCAATACCAAGCAGTACTAACTTACAAACGTTATACAATGTAAGTCCTTTAATTCGTGAGTATATTAAGTTTACTAACCCATCTTTGAATTATAACTCAGTTGGTGGTACGGTTAATAATAAGTCTTATTGTAATGTACAAATAAAGCGATATAAGAATACATCTACTTTATTAGATACAACTACATATTATGCTTTCGATGGTTACGGAGAATACACAAACGGTTACAACTATGATAGAGGTGCTTACTTGCTAGATGAGGGTACGTATTATTATTATTACGATTCATCTTTAACATTTGCGAATACTAGAGCAGGAGATATAACATTTGAGGTTGCAAGTGGGCAAAAAGTTAAATACACTAATTTGGTAAGTGGTGCTACGAGTACATTTACTTTTGCAGTTACAGGCATTTATACTATACACAGAGTTAACGGTACATACTGGGCAGATGGTAACAAGTTAGAAATAACAACAAGTGGTGGAACTGTATTAAGAACGTACTACTTTAAACCTATTGAGGAATGTAAATATACACCACTACCTATTGACTTTATAAACAAGTACGGAGCATGGCAAAGAGAGTGGTTTTTTAAAGCTAGTTTTGACAATATCGAAATTCAAAATACTGAATATAATTTAATGCCACAAGTTATGCCTGGTTATAACACGTATGAGGGGCAAACTAAAACATTTAACACTAACGCAAAACAAAGTATAAGAGTTAATACGGGTTGGGTAAACGAAGATTTTAAAAACACTATTCAAGAGATAATGCTTAGTGAAAAAATACTATTGGATTCTTTACCAGTTAGAATGAAAACAAAACAAATAGAGAAATTCAAGTCTATTAATTCTAAAACTATAAACTACACTTTAGAATTTGATTACAACTACAACACTATTAATAACGTTATTTAATGAGAAAGGTAGATTTATATATTGAAACGGTTGAGAATAGCGGAAACTACTCTAAAATAGAATTGTTTAATGATGAAGAAATTACGGTATCTAGTTCGATTCAAAATGTTAATGATATTAGTAAGATATTCACAGATTATTCACAGTCATTTACAGTTCCCTCAAGTGTTGTTAATAACAAAATATTTGAACACTTTTACAATAATGATGTAGATACTTTACTAGACCATAACCTACGTAGAAACGCTTACATTGAAATTGATTATATACCTTTTAGAACTGGTAAAATTCAATTAGAGAAAGCAATGGTTAAGAATAACCAAAACGAAAACTATTCAATTACCTTTTATGGCGAAACACTTTCGTTAAAAGATAAGTTCGGGGACACGAAGTTAAAGGATTTAGATTACTCAAATGTTACATCTACTTATTCGGGTTCAGCGGTTCAATCTAGAATTACAGACACTACAGATTATGATGTGCGTTTTCCTTTAATTAGTTCACAAAGACGATGGACATACGGAGATTCAACGAGTACAGATATAAGTATTCCGGGAGGTAAAATAGATTACACTGAATTATTTCCAGCTTTAAAAATATCTAAAATATTTGAAGCAATTGAGAATAAATTTAGTTTAGACTTTCAAGGTTTGTTTTTAACTGATAAAAGATTTACTAATTGTTTTCTTTACTTAAAGAATAAAGAATTATTAAGTTTTATTACTCCAAATCAAATTATAGATATAGTAAGTTATGAAAACTATTTAGATGATTCAGATTATTTAGATTATCAATTAATGAATGTTACAAATAATACATTTACTTTAAAAGATAAAAATATAAATTCAGATATTGTTTTAGCGAGTGTTAAAGTTGAGTTAGTTATATTTTCTGTATCAGACTTAACAGTTACTTATTATATAGATGTTTATAAAAATAATACTTTATTAACAACAATAACTGGTACTGGAAACAATACATACACTATTGCTGAATTAGATACTTCTTTTCCAATCGGTACAAGCGATGAATATTATTGTCTTATTAGAGCTAATAAAGATTTAACTTTCACAAGTAAATATAATTATACTAAAAAAGAAACTTTTTATTCAAATCAATACGACCAACAAGGTACTTATACTTATTTAACAAGTAGCACAAATGCTACTCAAACATTATCTATTTCATTTATTGATTTAGCTTCATTCATGCCAGACATGACTGTTTACGATTTCCTTTCAGGTATATTCAAAAACTTTAATTTAACTTGTTACGCACAAAGTAAAACAGTATTTCAAATTGAACCTTTAGAGGATTGGTATAATAAAGGGAGAATAATAGATATAACACAATATACTACTACTGAAGAAATAAGCGTTTCAAGAATACCACTATATAAAACAATTAAGTTTGAACATGAGCAA